AAATCAAAACCCTGTTGGTCAGTTGCAATAATTTTCAATTCTTCATAGCCAAGTTCTAGCCTATTAAAGTAATCACCTTGTTTCTTTTCTTCTCTTAACCACCAGTCAGCAAGTTCTGGCTTCTGCTGAATGATTGATAATCTTTTTGATTTACCTTTAAGGAAGCAAAGATCACAATTGCCCCAATCAGTTACCCCATTATTATTGGGTAGCTGCAAATCGAATGCTTGTTTTTTCCAAAATTCGCCAATATCTTCTTTTGATATATTATCATGATAGAGAGGAAGCATTTTTTCTGAACCATCAGAAACAACACCTAGCATCTTCATTGCCCTTCTTTGTTCATCAGCTCGAATTCCAATCATGGCTTGATAGGGTGAAGCAAAACCTTCAGATTTTAAAAACCTGTGAATGGTTCTGATTTTCATTTGCCCAGAGCACATACGGTTCATTGGGTTTGGCAACTGGCCAACATCATTGATCAACTTAGAAAAAGGTTCTCCATTCCTGCTAGCAGTTTTATGGTCAACTTCCTTCCAGAAATAGTTGTAATTTTTTGAATCTTGCTTTTTTATTCTACCATCATATTCCAGCCAATGAATTTTTACACCCCAATTTTCAGAACAGTCACGCACAAAATCAAGCGTGTGGGGCATTTCTTTTCCAGTATTAGCAAAGCAGACTTTGACATGATCAGGAAGCTTTCCATCATGCGCTTCAAGTGTTTTGAACAGCATGAAAGCTGAAGTTCTGCCACCTGAAAAGCTTATCAAAGTTGGTTCATCACAAAAATAATAATTCATTAAAATGGTGATCCTAAAAAGATACGGTCATAAATTTCAGCTTCTGGTTCAAGGTATCGTTCTGAATAGGTTTCTGAATCAGGCTTTATGCCATCAACGAAATCTTCAAAGGCAATGCAAGCAAAGCCATTGGCGCAAATCTTTATTTTGGGACAGTTAAGAATTTCACAGGGGGATTTTGTATCACCCGCGATTTCAATAAGTCTTTCAGGGGTGACTATGGCGCTCACTTTTTCTTATTCCTTTTGACTTGCTTGACCTTGTTGGCCCTGAAAAACAAATCAAGTGCTTGTCTTGCATCCCTGATTTCAACTGGCGGCAGGTCATCAATCAAGATCTTATTCTTGATGAAGATTTCCACAATATCCATACGCCTTGAATAAAGCTCAGTTGTTGCGATGTCCCAATATTTAAGATCAATCTTGTTGGCTATACAGAGAGCGTTCAAAAATTCAATATCACGGCCAAAGGTTTTGTATAACTCTTTCAGGTCAATCATGTCTCACCTACTATATCGCGTTCAAGCATCAGATTAAAAATGTTCAGTCTTTGTTCATACATTTGAATTGTTGCAAGATCACGATCACCACGGTTGATGAACTTGGCTTTGTACAAATCATTCACCCGGTCAATTGCATGACCAAGATCATCATGAAGCTTTATCAATTGCTTGTCGTATTTACTCAAATCATCATTCATTTAGCACCCCACAATTATGTTCTGAAAGAGTAATACAAAAGCATAAGCAGCGCAAATGATAGCGGCCAATTGTAATAGATCATCTTTGTTCATTATATGCGCCCATCCATAATAGCTGTGAAAATGATCAAGGTGGGTATTGCCACCAAGAAAAAGCAAAAAAGTTCTTCGTCAAAATCCATTATAAGGAACCTAAAAATTGATCGAGACCCCAAACATAAACGCCAATGACAACAAAGGCGATAATGATTGCTAGGATGTTAACACCAAACCCAACAATATCAATGATGATTGCTAAAATGTTTTCTACTTTATTCATTATAAGGAACTCAAAAATTGATCAAGACCCCAACAATAAACGCCAATGATTATGATGGCGAAAATTGCTGCTTGTATATTTTCTGCTTTGGCTGACATTCTTTGTTTCATTTAATTTGATCCTGTTGTTTGGTTGATGTTTTAACAATAGACCAAATTTAAGATGCCGCTTTGATTTGTGATTTTATTACAATTCATTTTATCTTAACTTCGCCACCAAATACCCGGTGAATACAAAAATTTTGATTTATTTGTTTTAAATTAATGGCTTAGATGAAAAATCATAATCATTTATTTACAAAAATACGACATTGAACTTCATCTTAATACACCAGTTCCCAATGGAATAGTTTTAATTTCAATTGAATCTTCAGAACAATTATTAGCTACATCATTATTGCTTTCATCTTGTTCTGGTTCTTCTTCTTGCTTGCCTTTTGACCAGTCTATATTGTCAAAGTTATCATTGAATGAAACTTCATCAGCGGTCTTTCTACGCTTTGAGCCTTTGCCGTTTTGTGCTGTGTTAGCCATTGTCTTTTACCTTCATCAGTTCAATCATCTTGTTCAAATACCAAACAGCTTTTTGTGCATCTTGGATAGGGTTCTGTTTATTATGCAAACGGCTGCCAGTGTACTTAATGACATTGCCATGACAGTAATAAATAGCACCTTCAACACCAAGAACATCAACCATATAATCAATGGTTTCAATCTTGCCAGCGGTGTAATGGCTTGGGTGGTTAACGGGATCATTCATCACCATCACCATCAACTGGTTCAACAGAGTTCCAAACGCCAGCTTCAACAAGCCACATTTGCTTGGGTGCCTTCAGTTTAACCATGTCACAAAAGCTTTCGGCAATTGCTTGGACTTGATCTTCAAGGGTTTCATCTTCATTGACAATTAATGAATGCCTCAAAAATCCTGTACTGTAACAAGTCAAACGATCAGCAACTTCATTGCCTTCAAGGTGTTCAACGGTGATGCTTTGTTTCTTAGCCATAATATTTCCTTAGTTAAATGCGGATTTCTTCGCGTATGTTTTAATGATTTCTTGTTCTGGTACTTCGCCAACGTAATTGCTGAACCTTTGCAATGCAAGATTGTCTTTCAAGAATGCGGTTCCTGTTCTGCCATGCCTGTTTTTTCTTACTATTAACTCAGTGATACCAGCGCGGGCGCTGTGTTGTTCATAGACTTCATCACGATATATGAAAGTAACACTGTCAGCATCTTGTTCAATGCTTCCACTGTCACGCAGATCAGCAATTAATGGGCGTTTATCATCGCGCCTTTCACAATCCCTGTTGAGCTGGCAAAGCAAAACAACAGGGCAATTGATGTCTTTGGCAAGGGCTTTCAATGCTGCTGTAATGTTGCCCATTTCTTCATTCTTAGATCTTGCGCTTCGATCTTTAATCAATCCAAGATAATCAATGACAACAAGATCAAGGCTTTGTTTCCTGTGAGCAGCCCTGACCTTCGATTTGATTTCATTTATTGTTTGCCCTGCTGTGTCATCAACCAAAATGGGGCTTGCCAATTTTTTGAGATTAGAACACATTGCATTAAGTTTATCCAAATCGTCATCATTTAAGTTGCCGTTTCTCAGGTGGGTGTGATTGATGCCAGCTTTGATTGAAGTGTATCTGTCGAAGACTTCGCTTTTTGTCATTTCCAAGCTCATGAATAAGCAGCGCGCACCCTCATGGCTTGCCCTTATTGCTATATTCAAAGCCAATGCCGTCTTTCCCATTGCAGGGCGGGCAGCTATAACAATCAGGTTGCCCGGATTAAGACCGCCAAGCATATTGTCAAAGTCAGTGAAGCCTGTCTGAATCCCTTGAATGCCTTGGTTTTCTATTCTGTGAAGAATCTGGTTTACTGAATCCTGTAGAAAGTCAGTCATGTTTTCAACAGATTTGGATGCCCCAACAGTGAACCCTGTGATTGCTTTTTCAGCTTGATCAGCGGCTTGTTCAATTGTAAGCTTTTCATTCAATGCAATTTCGACCAACTGATTTGATACTGTCAGCAATTGGGTTTTCTTATTCTCGCGCATCAAAGCCTTGCAATAATCCTTGATCAGACCAACGCTAAATTCAGATTCATACACATCACGAACATCAGCAAAGCTGGCCCTTGACCCTTGGCGTATTAGTTCATCAACGATGGTGGCAATGTCGCAATGCCCACGGCGTTCAACTATGGCTTCAATGGCAACGAATATGTCAGAGTGAATTCGGTTGCTGAAGTCACTGGCAGTCACGCCAAAGCCTGACACAATATAGAAGTTTTGGGTTGCTGACTTTAAAACACAAAGGTCAATAATCATATTGAATCCTTTTCTCTGTTGTGGACTTCTTTCAAAAGGCGCTTTATAGCTTTTAAAACTTCCCTTGCATCATGCGCTTCTGTTGTTGTGACTGGTACAAAATCCGACATATAACGTTGTGCGCTTCCAAGGGCATCGAACGCTGCATCATTAGCTGGCGTGCTTAATCTAATCACTCTCATTACATTTCCTTAAATGTTATTGCTCGAAAGCACTGGGAATAATAATCTTTAATGTCATTTCTTTCTTCCCACAGTATCATCGCAGGGATGTATACTGGTGAGATAATAAGGTGGAGCAACCCAAGAAAAAACATTTTAATCTTTGACTTATTCATTTTCTTCTTCCTCTTCACTATTGAAATGATTGACATTACAGCTATCACAAACTAGATCATAGTTTGCCAGCCTTTCATCTTGGTCATACTGATCATCCTTATAATCTAAACGACAATAATCACAGATATAAATTCCCATCAGAACTGCTCCTTTGTTAAATATACTTTATCAACAAAATCAACTTCATTGCCTGTTCTTTCTTTATGAACAGCCGCGCCAATGCTGAGAATCTTGCGGGCTATGGTTCTGTTGATTCCATACCAATCCATGAAGCCTTGAACAGTCATAAAATTCTGCTGTGATTCAAGGTAAAGCTTCTCGTATTGGTCTTTGTGCTTTTCTTTTACTGCTGTGATTTTCTTTCTGTGCATTACTCAAACCTGCTCTGTCAATGTTAGCCAAGCTTTAGCGGCTGTTTGTGGAACTACTCCGTTTCCAAGCAATCGAATCCTGTCCAACCTATCGGGACACCCATTAACCACTCGAGCCAATCGGGGTTCAATTGGCCATCCATGAATCCCATTGTTTCCTGAAGGCCATCTTGTGGTTTCCTTAAATAGACTTCGTTTTCTAGCCTCTTTTTTGGGTTGCCCTTCAACACTTCTGGTCTTGATGGCCCTTTGGCTGAACTTACCCTGACAGTCGGCCATAATGTATACCCTTTTTCTTTGGTGAGGTGCGCCAACTTCATTCGCTGAGAATATTCCCCACGCTGTTTTAAAACCATTTTCTGCCAAGTCACTGATGACTGTGGAGAGTCCAAGCGAAATGTGGCCTTCGACGTTTTCAAAAAAGCATCTGTTTGGCTTGATGACTTTAATATGTTTTCTAATTGTTGGCCACAGGTGGCGTTCATCTTCAGCGCCTTTTCGTTCTCCTGCTGCTGAAAAGGGTTGGCAAGGGTATCCGCCAGTGATGAGGTCAACTTTTCCTGAAAAGATTTCTGATGGGAAGGTTTTAATATCCGTCCAAATAGGGGCGGGAGCCAACAGACCCGCTTCCATCTTAGCAACCAAGTTCGCAATGGCGAAGGCTTCGATTTCCACATAAGCGATGACTTTATGCTTGATTCCAGCAAGATCAAGTCCTCTTTCGATTCCAGCATATCCGCTACAAAAGCTGATGACAGTTGGAAGTTCTTTGGTAGTACCCACATTTTGTTCCCCAGTATTAAGTTGTTTGTTGAACATGATCAAGCAGTTTATCCAGCTTGTTCTGATTGCATATATAGTCAAAAGTGACCTTCCAGCCGCGATCATTTTTGCCAAGATAGAATTCATTCTCTCTCAGGTGGATTATCATTGCTTCCCAAACTAGGCGATCATTCAACGCCTTATCTTCATTTATCCTTGCGGATAGGCTTGCACCTCTTTTGCCTCTTAATACTCTATCAACATCAACTTTCGGCACTGGGGTTGATTCAAAGTGAAAGTTCCAAGCCTTGGCAATGTCTTTGATCAACAGCTTATGTTTGATCTTATTATTAGTATTATTATTAGTATTATTAGGATCTCGGCTGGGAGAGGGTTCACCTCTCGTGTGGGAGAGGGGTATACTCTCGCATGGGAGAGCCTCATTCTGTGTGTTGATCCTTGCCTTGTTCGCCAGCTCATACTGGCAGCGGGTTCCAATCTGGCCAGCACTCTTAACTATGTATTTCTTTTCCATCAACAAACCTGTGATGGTTGAAATGTTTTGTGTCCCCTTGATACCTGTATATAAACACAGTTGTGTGGCAGATGGCCAAGCCTTATAGCCGTTTGATGGGTTTGCAAAAGCGATTAAAACACCAAGCACTTTAAGTTCACGCAAGGTCAAAGATTGATCAGCCCAGATTTCAAGCGGGATCATTGAGAAACAACCAGTGATGATCTTTTTTTCCATGTTGCCCTGTTCCTGTCAGTTGAATTAATTGGAATATAGTCCACGTTTCTTGATTACACAAGTAAAGAATTGAAAAATCTTGTTTTCTGATCATATTGGGATCAATCGCTTCAATAACGTATAATTGAAGGACACAGCCAAAAGGGTGCAAAATCATGAATGTCGTTGAAATGGTTCCAAGAACAGCTCAAAACTTGCTTGAAGAATTGTTCACTACTTGTTCAGAATTTGATGGCTTTGTGACTGACATTGAAGTTGTAGGCGCTTTGGCAATGGCTCAGACTTACTATGCTAACACAATGATTGAATACACAGATGAGTAAGTTTTTTAAACCAAGCGAATACGCTTGCCGCTGCGGTTGTGGATTTACTGAAGTTCACCCTGCGACTCTCAGCGCAGCCGATACGATCCGATCATATACGGGCAAACCGCAAAGCATCAGTTCAGGATGCAGATGCCCAGATCACAACAAGAAGGTTGGCGGCGCAGCGGCAAGCTATCATCTGCCAAGGTTCCACGATGGCAAGATGGTTGGCTTTGCTTTAGATTTACCCACAGATGAACCTGAAGATTTGTTTGATTTTGTCGTGCATAACTTGCCCGGCATAAGTTGCATTAAGTATAAAACTTTCATCCATATTGATTGTCGCCCCAAGCTTTACAGGGCCAATGGATGAAGATCAACGGTGTGATCTATTTACAGTCTACAAATGAATATGCGGCTTTCATTATTTTACCCAACGGCAACCGCAAGCATCTTGGTTTTTTTGATGATATTAGGGACGCAGCCCGCGCACGATATAAAGCGGAATTGCAAATTTATTCACAGCGGCCATTTTTAGCTGCTACTAGAAACACAATCTGAGAATTTTAAAATGTGGAATCTTGCAATCAAAGCTGTGTCTGATCTTGGCACCCAGTTCTTAAAGAACAGAACAATCAAAGCTGATCAATCATTTAAGATTGAACAAGCCAAGGTTGAGGCGCAAATTAAGATGATCAGCAACAGCGCAGAAACAGAAAAAGATTATGACCTTGCCGCATTACATCAAACACAATACAGTTGGAAGGATGAGTTCGCCCTTCTGATTATCACACTTCCTTTTATTGCTTCATTTGTCCCCGTCCTTCAAGATTACATTGCAACGGGTTTCACATATATATCAAACACACCTGAATGGTATCAAATGGCATTCATGGGCGCGATTGCGGCCAGCCTTGGCATCAGGTGGGCGTTTAAGTTCAATGGCAAATAAAATGAAGGTTTGCGAAGCTATAGAAATCATATCAAAAACAGATATTGCAGAACCAGTGATCATTGATTTGATCAAAAAAACACGCTTGGGTTCACACTTCAGTGAGCTTGATTTAATTAAAATTGAAACAAATGAATTGTTTCTACAACTTGAACAGCTCAACAAATAGGATTTTCCATGGCTTCAGTTAACCCACAATTTTCAATTGCCAATGTCATCACTATCATTTTAACTTTTGTGGTGGCTTTGACAGCATTTAACACAGTTGAAGGGCAGGTTGAAAACAACAAGAAAAGCATTGAAGAAGCCAAGGTTGCAACCAATGAAATGCAACAAAGCGTTCACACACTGACAATTGATGTTGCGCTTTTGAAGCGTGATGCTGAGAATGCAGCCCAACAGCGCGAAGAAATAAAAGCCAATCAAACACAGATTATCAACTTATTACAGGCAAAGGCGAAAATATGACTCTCGAATATCTAACAGCCCTAAAAGCAAAAGTTCCAAAACACAATTTTTTAGAAATTTGTGAATTCCAGCTTTTAATGATTAGCAATGGCAGCGACCATTTAACAGCGGAAGAAGTTCATAGTCTAATGGAAGCATAACTAATGCCAACTTATGATATTGTCAACGGATTAGAAGCAAAGCCAAGGCTTCAAATTGATCATCAAAAGGTTTGCGTCTTTTGGGACACTAACCTTGGGGCATCAGAAGAAGCCCGCGTTGATGCTTACATTGCAGCGCATGGATTAAACACAGCGTTCAAGTATGGTGTTGATTTATCATTAACGGGCTACACTGACAGGCTGACATTGTGGGACTTATGGCTTTCTGATGTTGCTGACTTTATTGAATCAAATCAAATACAAGCAATCTGTTGTTCGCCAAATTGCCCACTGACACAAGATTTTATTTTTAGCGGAGGTTTACAACCTGCTGCTTTCAGTTCATTACTTGCTTCATCTGTTTCTGTTAAGGCGATGCTAAATAGTGAAGTGACTGTTGATATGCTACTTACCCCAATGTTTGAAAATCAGGGAGTCAAAAATTTAACCGTCAAAACAATGGATAATGAAGAAGGCATCTTTTATTTGCAAAATGGCGGCTTGCTTAGAGATAATCTGCCAGTCAATGATCTTTTCTTCAACATTGGCGGCATTGAAAGCGAAGATTTCAAGTATAGCACTTTCGCCCCACCTCAACTATGGTCAACAGATTTTGATTCTGTTCAGGGCAGAACAGGCATCAAGCCACGCAACCCACACAACGAAGCGGCAATCTTAAAAATTCCAAGTTGGCGCATTGGTTGGAAGGCATCAGGAAACATGCCATCACCAACAGCGCAAGAAATTACCAACATGGTGAACAGGGGCAAAGCAGCGGGCGCAATCAGTTTTGATGATCACAAGACGCAATCACGCATTGCAATGACTTTGCGTGACAGAACATCAAATGGTCACTGTGGCAAAGGTGTTGCAATTGGCAAGGTGCTTGAAGAAATAGGGTATACAAATTACAACTATGGATTTAGGACAACACACAGCAACACACTTGCAAACATTGCAGCGGTTGATGATTCAAGCCTTGCCCACTTTAAAAAGCTTGATCCAATATCAAACCAAACTGATGCGCGCTTTGTTTCAACTAACACGCCTGTTCTGGATGCTGAACCAAACCCAGTAAATTCCAGCACAGTCAGGTATTATGATGACGCTTCAGTGAGCGCGGGGCAAAAGGGAATGCGCTTTGATGCTTACAATGGCGCAACCTTCCCGATTGAGTGCTTCATTCATTTCAGCCTGTTTGGGAACTTTGACACTAACAACAATTTAGAATTTTACAATACAGCAAGCCCAAGCAGTCAGACAATCAAAGTCAAAGATGGCGGTTGTGTTATAGAACTAACAAGCCACGGCCATAAAATTAGCCCAATGGCTTTGCGTCATGGTGCAAGCGCTGCTTTTTGCAGTTATGTTGAACCATCTGCAACTTCATCAGTAATGAAAGCAGAAAGGTTCCTTTTTAGTTTATTAAGGGGCAACAGCTATGCAATTGCGGCAAGTAGAAACTTTGACAATTGGATGAACCCTGTTGAACTTTGGGGCGATGGACTAGCCACGCCATATAGCGAACAATCAAACGAAATCACACCTGAGACAAAGAAAATGAAGAAAACACATAGAGCAATAATTGGCGCGCCAACTTTACAATCAAGCACTTTTTTCTTTCAAGGCGGCACTGTTGGAAGTGTTACTGGTTCGCCAGCACAGTTCCCAGTATACTTGGGGCAGCCAAACGACAATAAAGGCGTGACTGATTTCTTTATTGATCATGCTTATGAATTGACCAATCAGGGCACAGGATACAACCTTGCAGATGAACTGGTAATCACTGGGGGTTCTGGCTCAAATGCCAGATTCAAAGCACTTTCCACAAGTTCACCAGCGGGTGTAATTGGCGGTATATTATTAAGCCCAAATAGTGTTTCAAGTTCTTCACTGCAAAGGGGAACAGGGTATCAACACGGCGATGTTTTAACCGCGACAGGTAGCTTTACAGGCTCCAACAATGCCAGAATCTTAGTCAGGAATGATTTTCTTTATCAAATTAAATTTGCAACTGATGATTTTTTTCAAGTTACCCCATTAGGTGAAGTCACTATTGATTACCAAGGTTTATCAACTGACAGCTTAGAAGATATAACTGATGGCTTAATTGCAGCGTGCAAAGCCAATGTTGGAATAAACGCATTATATGAGTTTGAAAAAATACAAGGCTCAAATGCGGATAAAAATGGCCGTTTTGGAATTAGGGCAATATATGGCGCTTCACTTCTGACTGATGAAACGCAAGTTGTAACGCCAATTAAAACTGCTGGTATTGCGCTATTAAATCAACAATTCTTGATTGCTGGCGCACCAAATGATTCCCAGCCTTATGCTTCAGGTGGTGATTATAAAAATTCGCCATTAGGCGCAACAAAGCCCTTGGCGAATGAAATCAGAAACGATAATGATGATATAATTTTCCAAGCAAGCATTGCCAATGTTACAAGCGCAGATGCGGCAGGAGTAGGTATATCATTTCCAGAAGCAACAAGGACGCTTTTATTTTTAGTTCCAACAAATGATGACGCAAAAGACATTGCAAGAATATTTGCGCTGAATGGGGTACAGCCAGCAATAACAAAAATCACTTTTAAAAACACACAAAGGGATGATTTAGCGGACATCGTTATTCTTGGAACTGATTTAAATCCTTGGATTAATGTTTCATCTGTTTACAATTACACCACCTTAAATGCTAACAGCGGCGCAGCTAATAGAACCATTGATCTTGAAGTTGGCAATGTTTATGAAGTTACGCTTGAATTTTCAGCCAAAGACCTTGGCCTTTCTGGAACCAAGCGCTTAGTTCGTCGCGGTTATTGTTAGCAATGCCAGTGTCACCACTTAGGGCTTGCCAACGCTGCGGTGTTGCAGGATGCACCCAGCACAAGCCCAAGAAGGTGTGGCACAGTTCAACAACACAGACGCGCAACCAATACGGTTCAACCCGGTGGAAGCGAACAAGGGCGGCAGCACTGGCAAGGGATGGACACCTTTGCCAAGTTTGCACCACCAGAGGCGTTATAAGCCCAGCCAACATCGTTGATCACATTACCCCACAGCATAAACAGCAATTCGATTTTTTTGATCTGGCGAACTTACAGGCCATCTGCAAGCCATGCCACGACATCAAGACCGCTGAAGAAGCCAAGCAAGCCAAAGGGCTGAAATCAAAGCCTGACTATATCGTATAACAAAACCCTTCTGTTATTCCTTTTTATTCTATAGATTCCCTTTACATTTTATTTAATGGGGTACATAATGACCCCATCAACTCAACAATCAAAGGTAATTAAAATGACTAAATCACAAGCTGATCAAATAAAAATCTTGGTTAGACTAGGCGACAGCTTAGAATTGGCAATTAAAACAGTTATTGACCAAGAAAAAAAAGATGCAGCCATCTATAAAGCTGCATACGAATCATAAGGCAATCAGGGCTAAGCCCCGCCACTTAAACAAAGGAATAGACATGAGCCGATTAAGTCCAGTAATTCAAGAAGCCAACCGCATTGCATTGATAAGAAGCGCAGCAAAAAACCTGAAGAAAATGCAGATTCGTCGATGGTTAAAAGAAAACCCTGAAATTGGAACAACAACAACAGGGCGCTTCTATAAGATGGTTCAGGTTGGCAACACTTACAAAATGAGATATGTATACCCACCTGTCAACCCATTAGCTTAATAATTAAACGGGGCGAAAGCCCTATTTTTTTATTTAAATTAATTTCCTAAAAGTGTTGACATGAATTGAATGGGGTATATAATTACCCCATCAACTCAACAAGGCAAAGCCTTAAAGGAAATCAAATGATTAAATATAACACTGAAAAACTTACCGCTTTATATGCAGCCCTTGATTATATGCAATGCGCTGACTTAGATACAGACCAAGTTGAACGCGCAATTGAGTTGCTAGAAACTGAATTGGCTTCTGCCAGATTATCTAAATAATTAAACGGGGCGAAAGCCCCACCATGTTGAGGCGATATACAAGCATAAACGCATCAATCAATACGTCAATGACGTACAACACAGGAAGCGACCCAATGAAATCAATTTATAAAAGCCTTAAAGATCTAACAATCCCTAATGATTGGGAAGATATTACTTATGGCAATGATGCTTGCCCATCATACCTATCAGGCAAATTTCAAATCTTTTGTGACCATAAAGATGCGGAGCAAAGAGAATGCCCATCATGGAAGCGCTTTCAAGTGATCCAAGTGAATGATGACTTAGAACCAGCGGATAAGGGCATAGGCTTTGAATGTGAAACAATTGAAGAAGTTCTTTCAATGTTTAAGCGCCTTGGCAATCATGACAACATAACCTTTCTTGAAAGATACATATCTTTGTGGGAAATAGCTTGCGACACTGACAATGATTTAGAATCATTAGCAAGGGTATATCTTGGATTCTGTTCAGCCAATGGCTTTCATGGCAGCGCTGATGACCTCCTTCAAGAACTTAAAGGTGCATTATGAAAGCAACAAAGAAGGCAATGGCGGTGCATACCACGCAACACCTGATTGATTATGTTGAAGGCATTGAAGCTAAGTTTGCAACCGCTTCACCATATGCAAGACGGTTGAGATTATCTAACCACAACAGGAACATTGGGATCATCTGTGATGAGATACAGCGGCGACAGATTGAAGCTATGAAGCAGGGCTTGCCTTATCCTGTGTTCAATGAGACAGGGCCAACCATGCTGATGCAATCGCGCAAGAATGGCAAGGCACACATACAATCAAAATGGGATAAATACAATGGGACAATATAAACTTAATCAGGCTGTGTGGAACTCAAGTTTGACAGGATCATCAAAGCTTCTGGCCTTGTGCTTGATCAGACACGCATTCGCAGGAAATTTTGAGGTTCCCAAATCATTGATCATGCTTGAAACAAATCTGTCAAAGAAAACTATACGCAAGCACATTGATCAGCTTGAAGCTCATGGGTGGCTCAGGGTTGAACGATCAGGTGGTGGGAG